CAGACATTGATTCATCAGCTGATCTTTCAACAGTTCAAATGCAACAACTCTATGAGCAAATGAATTTATTCACATCTGAGCGTCTAGGCGTAAGTGTGGAGTGGCCGAATGAAGACAAGACGGAGCAAATTCATGAAAGATAAAAATTTTTCTTCAGACATTGAAGAATTTTCAAAATTTTTAGACCTTGAACAATACGACGAAAGGGACGGAAGCAAGTGTGTCGGAGTTTTTCGATACCGACTATATGAAGACAAAAATGGCGTTTATGCAATGCGCGATTCTGTTTGGAAAAGCGATGTGCGAAATGAAGCTCTTCGTGAAATGCAAATGTTAAAAGCAGTGTCTGACGAAGTTACAAGTCAAATGTATGATGCAGTTGATCCAGAAATGAACGATTTTGATGAATAAAAAAACTAGACGGTGCAGTAGTTGCCGCAAAAAGGTTCCTGCTGACTCAATCTACCAGAGCAATTTAAAAGCGTTCTGTTCATCAGAATGTCTAGTCCAGTATGTACGTTCACCTCAAGGCGAGAAAACCCGACACAAAGCAGTACAGAGCGATTTACGACAGCGTAAAGCTAAACTGAAGACAAAAGGCCAGTGGATGAAGGAAGCACAAGCGGCATTTAATGCTTATGTGCGAGCTAGAGATCGTCACTACAAACGCAGGTGCATTTCTTGTGACAAGTTCTTGAATTATGAAAAGACAGGTGGTGAAGTCGATGCAGGCCACTATATCGCCAGAGGATCGATGAAGGGACACAGCCTTAGATTTCATCTTTGGAATTGCCATGCACAGTGCGTAGCTTGCAATAGACATCGAAATGGTAATGTCTCTGGCTATCGTGTTGGATTGGTATGGCGCATTGGTCACGAGAAAGTTGAATGGCTAGAAGACCATGACCACCAGGTTGACTACTCAGTTGACTATCTCAAACGCATTAAAAATATTTTTGCGAAAAAGTGTAAAAAAATGGTTTACAAGTTCCACGAAAAATCTTAATATCTGTTTGTGGATAACTAATGGAGCAAGCAATGGAAAATCTACCAATGAGTTTTGCAGTCATGCGGGATGACAATCAGTTTTGGGTGACCTATGAGATGACACGCATCAGTCATTCTTCTGGGTCTTATGAGGAACCACCAGAAAGCATCTATAAGTTCGTTGATGGATCGGCAACAGTCGTCTCACTTGATGAGTCTGTCAGTTGTCCGATTGATTACGATGAAGCTCAAGAGCTAGCTCAAGAACACGCAAAGAAGCATGAGGTACAAGTCGGATGAATATTGAATGGCAATGCTCAGACTGTGGCAATGTGTTTACCACTGACGAGCAAGTTTATTTACACTGTCCTGAGTGTGGCAGTCATCATTTGTTTGAAACCAATCAACCTGAACCTGATCCACAAGGAGAATCACATGACACCGCAAGCGCATGAAGTTCTAACTTATCTCAAGCAACATAAAACAATCGAACCTAAAGAAGCCTGGACAAAGCTAGGCGTGTACAGGTTAGCGGCACGAATCAAAGAAATGAGAGATGCAGGTCATGTCATCGAGACAATCAGAGTCTATCAAGATGCTAAGACCTACTATGGAAAATATATTTACAAAGGGCAAAAACAAGTTTAGATTAAAAGCTGTTCCGGACGGGGTGTGAGAAGCCCCTAGCAGACCGGACTGAAGAAACGAGAAGTAAACCCGTGACCGCACTCCGGAACATCGGACAAAGTATAACAATCAGTTTGCTTTGTGACCACTTTTTCTCCTTCAGTCATACACTCCGTCCGTTTAAGTTCTCGCATTGTGGAACAGAACAAGAAAGCAAGTAAGACATACCTAACCTTTGAGGACGGGAATAAACAGCGTTCAAGGTAACTGGAAACAGTGGGCAGGTTTTATCAGCCTGAAGGATTGCCGCCTTAGAAATGATTGCTGATGACTTGGTATGTTGGGAAATAGAGTAGGCGTTAGTGGGTTACCTAATAGTCCTCTAAATGACAACTATTGCCTAAAAATGGAGCGTAGAAATGATTAAATATATTTGTCCATGTTGTGAATCTCATTTTAGATTGAATGAGTTTCAGAAGTATGACGATGGCAGTAAAACCAAAGAGGCGATAGAAAGAGCCAAACGGCATCAGGAAAAAAAAGATGCTTTTGCTAAAAGAAACTCTGAAATCTATGACAAGCGTCAAGAAGGTCGTACCTTCAAGGATTTAGGAAAAGAGTACGGAATTACAGCAGGAAGAATTCGAGATATTTGTCAAGCAGAACCTATAAGACGCGCAAGAAGGAATTACGAGCTTACAGATAAAGACAAATTGAAAGGACTCAGTTTTGGAAGCGCGATGATATTGCATGATAAGGGGATTCGAAAGGTAGAGCAGATTGAACCTTGGCTCAATGCTATGAATCCAGATGAAAGACACCAACTTGTATTGTCTGACCAGAGGTATCGAGAAATTTTGAGTGCGTTGGGATTGTTTATTGATCCAACAACAAAAAAGATTGAACGCATAAATGAGTTTGAAAAAAAGTATAAAAAGTGTTGACTCTTTATGAGAAATCATTAAACTAAACATATCGAATCAATAACTAATGGAGCATGAATCGATGAGTAAGTTTAGTCACATAAAGCCAGAATTCAACGTAGGCGACACAGCATTTTATTGTGCTGAGTTTCAGACTGACAAAGGTTCTGAGTATCAAGAGCGTTTAGTAAAAATCTGTGATCGGGTTCAATATTCAATTGATGGAAAGTGGGGCTACTCAGTTAAGTTTGATGACGGCACACTTTTCGGGCCACATCTTTGTACTTTGAAGAAGGCGGCATAAGCCGCCCTCTAGGAGTTAATCATGGACTACACAGCACTTTTCATTCTGGCACTGATAGCTACTTTGTTCTTTGGCTTCAATGCAATTCTTGCTTTACTTGCTGATCACTTACCTGAGTGGATCATTCCAAAGGGGTACTACGATGACGATGCCTAAGTACCCTACTTGTCCTAACTGTGGCGAGAACGTGTTAAGGGAGCATCTTAACAAAGGTGATGAGGTCTGCCGCTTTTGTGGCCCCACAAGAGACCTGGACACTTATGGCGAACTAGAAAAAGAGCGATTCAATGCTTGGTTCAATCAATATCAAGATGATCAGCTAGATCGAGTTAGTCACAAAATGTTTATGCTTAAAAATTGAAAATCACAAAATGATCGGAACATTTATTGATGACGCAAACAAAGCACTGAGCAAAGCAAAAAATTGGCTGAGAGGTAACAATAGACCCCATGTACTGATTGGGCGAACTCGGAAAGGTTTTCTTTTAATAGACCCGAGGCACAAGCGAGGACATTACTGCCAGATTGTTGGAAAGGTGTATCGCAAACTTTCGTGATATAATTGCCTCTACTGACTGACAGGTTAATCAGGTGAAGCAATGTCACAGCTAGTTGTTAATTACGTCAACACTGACGACCTCATACCGTATTCCAACAATTCCAGAACTCATTCTGAAAGCCAGATCGCACAAGTTGCCGCAAGTATTCAGGAATTTGGTTTTACAAACCCAATTTTGATAGACGAGCATCAAAGCATCATTGCAGGGCATGGTCGATTGATGGCGGCTCAAAAGCTAAAACTTGAGCAAGTACCTACCATTACTTTAGAAGGTCTGACAGAAGCACAGCGCAAAGCGTACGTTATAGCGGACAACAAACTAGCATTGAACGCAGGTTGGGATGATCAAGCACTACAAGCAGAGTTGGAACGCCTCAAGGAGCTAGACTTTGACCTAGAGCTAACAGGCTTTGATCCTGATGAGCTTGCTAAGTTACTTGAGCCAGAGCAGGTGGAAGGTCTAACAGACGAAGATGATGTTCCTGAAGTGCCTGATGAGCCTGTAACCAAAGAAGGTGATATTTGGATTTGCGGTAACCATCGTGTGATGTGCGGCGATAGCACAAGTATTGATGCGGTTGAGAAGCTGATCGATGGCGTAATGCCTCACTTGATGGTTACTGATCCGCCATATGGTGTAAATTATGACCCTGCTGACGGGGCTAAAAGAGCAGGTATAAAAAACAGTGTTACAGGAACAGTTCTTAATGATGATAACGCTGATTGGACTGATGCTTGGGCTTTATTCCGTGGCTCAGTGGCCTATGTTTGGCATGCTGATAAAAAAGGCCACATTGTTGCTGATAGCTTAATAAAAAATGGTTTCGATATACGCGGTCAAATAATTTGGGCAAAAACTGGTCATATTTTGAGTAGGGGTCATTATCATCAAATGCATGAGCCCTGTTGGTATGCTGTTCGTGGAGATGCTTGTTGGCAAGGCGCAAGAGATCAAGATAGTTTATGGAGAATTGGTAAAGACAGAAAAGGTGAAGATAAACAAACAAATCACGGAACGCAAAAGCCTGTTGAGGTTATGTTGCGCCCAATATTAAACAACAGTAGCGTTGGCCAAGCTGTCTATGAGCCTTTTTGTGGTTCTGGAACGACACTGATAGCTTGTGAAAAGTCTGGTCGATCTTGCCTTGGTATGGAACTAGACCCTAAGTACTGCGATGTAATCGTAAAGCGTTGGCAGGATTTCACAGGCAAAGAAGCAACACTGGAATCAACAGGTCAGACATTCAAAGAGGTGTCTAATGGCTAAGAACGGCAGACAAGGCGAAGGTGGCGGAAGGCCGATAGTTGAGTTCGATCAATCGCAGATCGCTCAGGTTGAAGCATTAGCCGCTGTATTGTCTAAGGCACAGATGGCTGATTATTTTGCTATATCGGAGAACACTTTTCGAGCCATTGAAGAACGTCAGCCAGAAGTTTTTGAGGCATATCAAAAAGGTAGAGGTAAAGCCATCGCATCTGTTGGGTCAAATTTGATATCACAAGCAAGAAAAGGAAACACGGCGGCTACCATTTTTTATCTTAAAACACAGGCTGGGTGGCGTGAGGATAATCAAGCTAGTCAAGACATACCGTCATTCGTAGTCAACACTTATGCACCTGACTAAACCTCAGAGCAAAATATTTCATAGCAAAGATCGGTTTCGTGTTGTCGTTGCAGGTAGGCGGTTTGGTAAGACGTTTTTATCAACTACTGAACTGATCATTCAAGCGATACAAGGCAAAGATCGAAACGTCTGGTATGTCGCACCTACTTACAAGGCCGCTAAAGAGATCGCATGGGATATGCTTCTTCATTCATTGCCAAAAGAATACATACGCAAAACAAATGAATCATCGTTAAGCGTGACTTTGATCAATGGTTCAACGATCAGTTTAAAGGGTGCAGAGAAAGCCGATAACTTGCGAGGTCGTGCTTTAGACTTTGTTGTACTCGATGAGTTTGCTGATATGCGACCAGAAACTTGGTCTGAAGTCATTCGACCTTCCTTGTCAGACCGCAGAGGGTCTGCTGTGTTTATTGGCACACCAAAAGGCAGGAACCACTTTTACGACCTATGGACGCAAGGCACTGATAAAGTAACCGATTGGCGATCATTTCAGTTCACTACATTAGACGGAGGACAGGTTGATGCTGAAGAAGTGGAAGCGGCGAAACGAGACCTGGATGAAAGAACATTCAATCAAGAATACAATGCACAGTTCGTCAACTACTCAGGAATCATCTACTACAACTTCAGTCGTGAAGAATCAGTGGCTAAAAGTCATATTGAACCCGACCAAATGCTACACATCGGAATGGACTTCAACCTCGACCCGATGTCTGCGGTTGTATCAGTGCGTGAAGGCGGCATTATCAAGATCATAGATGAGATCGTAATATTTGGATCAAACACGGATGAAATGGTAGATGAGATCAAGACGAGGTACGCACAGAAGCAGATTTGCATTTACCCCGACCCTGCCGCAAGACAAAGAAAAACAAGCGCAGGTGGACGAACAGACCTCAGCATCTTGCAAAACGCAGGATTCACAGTCAAAGTCAGAGAGCGACACTCAGCCATCAGAGATAGAATCAACTCAGTCAACGCAAGACTGATGAGCGCAGATGGCAAAAAACATTTATTCGTAGACCCGAAATGCAAGCAAGTCATCAGATCGCTAGAACGTCAAACCTACAAAGAAGGCACTAATCAGCCAGACAAAGACTCAGGCTATGACCACATGAATGATGCTTTGGGCTATCTCATTGATTTCCTGTATCCTATTAAGAGACAATATGACATACCCCAACCGACTAGGTGGACTTAATCGTGTCGCAAGAAATTACCTACACCCATCCAGACTATGACGACTATCAGGATCAGTGGGAATTCCACCTGCGATCATACTTAGGTGGTGAACACTACAAAGACGGTGAGTACCTTGTTAAGTATCTCAATGAAGATAAAAACGAGTTCGCCAGACGATTAGACTTAACACCGATTGATAACCACTGCGCTAACGTGGTTCATATCTATTCATCTTTCTTGTGGCGCAATCCACCAACACGCCAGTACAACAGCATGGACGGTTCGCCAGTTTTGCTTCCGATGATGCGTGACGCTGACTTAGATGGTCGGTCACTTGATGCGTTTATGAAAGAAGCACAGATTTGGTCGTCTGTATATGGTCACGTTTGGATCATTGTCGATAAACCTGCTAGCAACGCAGGGACACGCGCAGAAGAACTTGATCAAGGCATCCGCCCGTATTTTAACTTGTACACACCTGAGAACGTCTTTGATTGGCGTTGGGAACGGACGACATCTGGTCGGCACAAGCTAGTCTATCTCAAAGTCCGTGAAGCAATCATTCGTGAAACTGCCACTGAGTCTGTTGTACATTTCCGCATTTGGACTGAAGACACTGTTGAGCTTTATGAGGTCAACAATGAAACAGAGCGACTGATTGAGTCAATAGATAACCCGATTGGAATGATCCCTGCTGTCCATTTGCCTGCCGCGAGAACTGTGACCAAGGGAATCGGAAAGTCTGACATCGCTGATATTGCTCTGATGCAAAAGGCTATCTATCAAGAGCTATCTGAGATCGAACAGTTGATCCGCATTAGCAACCATCCAACATTGGTTAAGTCATACGACACAGACGCATCAGCAGGGGCAGGTGGCATTGTGAATATGCCTGATGAACTAGATGCTAATCTCAGACCATTCTTGCTTCAGCCAAACGGTGGAAACCTAAGTGCTGTCATGGACAGTATTCAGCGCAAGACTGAATCGATCAATAGAATGGCGCACCTAGGAGCAGTTCGCGGTACGGATGCTGTGAAGGCTTCAGGTATCGCGTTACAGACTGAGTTTCAACTGCTTAATGCTCGCTTGGCTGAGAAGGCTGACTTGCTTCAGTTAGCTGAGGAGCAGATGTGGTTCTATGTTGCAATTTGGCAAGGTATTACGCCAGACGTTGAAGTGAATTACCCTGATTCGTTTGATATCCGTGACTATCCAAATGAACTTGAGTTTTTGCAGAAAGCGCGAGCTTCAGGGGTCAAATCACTGACGTTCTTGAAAGAGGTTGATAAGCGCATTGTTGACCTGATTCTTGATGACGAGACCTTGCACCAAGCACATGATGAGATTGATGAAGGTACACGCAATGTCGGTGACTTCTCAGAACGCACACAGATTTACAAGTACCACATTGATAGCGGCGTTGTATCTCCAAACGAAGTTCGCCAGAAGATTGGATTGGAAGAT